TCAAAATGGTTCAGATAAAATTGGTGGTTCAGCTGTAAATTCAATTTTAAGCACAGAAGGTTTAGCCGTTACATTAGTTTTTGTAGATTCAACACAAGGTTGGTTAGTAACAGATTCAGGTTTACAATCTGAAACACCAACACCTGAATTTATAACAGCAACAGGTGGAACTATTACTACTGTTTGTACAAATTTTAAAGTTCATACATTTACAGGACCTGGTACATTTACAGTTTGCGCAGCAGGTAACAGTGGTGGATCAAATACAGTAGATTATTTAGTAGTAGCAGGTGGTGGAGCAGGTGGCGGTCAATATATTGGCGGAGGTGGTGGAGCTGGAGGATACAGAGAATCTCCAGGTACTACTTCAGGTTGTTATTCAGTTTCACCAAGAGGAGTTTCTCCAGCAGTGGCTCTTCCAGTTTCAGTACAAGGTTATCCAATAACAATAGGAGCTGGTGGAACTGGTAATAATAACAGTGGTGCAACAGATTCAACTTCAGGAGCAAATTCAGTTTTTTCAACAATAACATCAGCAGGTGGTGGATTTGGAAAACAAGATCAAACCAACCCACCTACTAATGGTGCTGCTGGACCTGGTGGATCTGGTGGTGGAGGAAATGGTGGTAGTGGTGGTAGTAATACTGACCCACAGGCACAACAAAAAGGAACGGGAAACACACCTCCTGTAAATCCTGCTCAAGGATCTGATGGAGGAAATGGTTATAATGGTCCTACTAGTGGTAATCCTGGTAAATATTCTGGCGGTGGCGGTGGTGGAGCTACTGCAGCTGGTGCAAATGGAGCTTTACAATGTGGTGGAAATGGTGGAGCTGGAGGAACTTCTAGTATCAACGGCACACCAACTGCAAGAGCAGGGGGTGGAGGAGGAAATAATTATTGTACTGGTACACAGGGATCTGGTGGTGCTGGTGGTGGAGGAGCTGGAGTACGAGGAAATACTTCAGCTGGTGCTGGTAATGGTGTAGCAGGAACAGTTAACACTGGTGGTGGAGGAGGTGGAACAGATAGTAGACCAGGACCAAATGCTGGTGGAGCTGGCGGTTCAGGAATTGTAATAATAAGGTATAAATTTCAATAGTTGAATGATAATTAAAAATAAGATATAAGGAGAAACATTATGGCACATTTTGCAAAACTAGGATCAAACGGAAAAGTTATTCAAGTACTTACTTTGAATAATGGAGATATGCTGAACGCTGACGGCGTTGAGGATGAATCTGTAGGTCAACAATATTTAGAAACTCACAACAACTGGCCAGCACAGATGTGGATTCAAACATCTTACAATACAGCCGGTGGAACTCACAAAGATGGTGGTACACCTTTTAGAGGAAACTACGCAGGTATAGGTTATACTTGGGACGAGGATGATCAAATCTTTTGGCCTAAAAAACCTTACGCTTCTTGGGTAAAACATAATGCATCAGCTTCTTGGAAATCACCTATCGGTGATGCTCCAGCATTAACAGAAGAACAGACTTCACAAAATACAGCTGATACTCATTCTTGGAGTTATGCTTGGAATGAAACTAATACAACTTGGGACTTGACAGACAGTAAAGCATAAATTAAAAATGGTGGTGGTATGCAGAGACAAGTATTAACAGAACAAGCTCTATATTATGGTGATGTCGATATGCCTAAAGATTGGGATATTGACCGAGATAAATTATCAGGCGACATCCTACAATCAGTAATTCAAAACAAAGATTTTCCATTCTCACGAACTTGGGATATGTTAAATACATATATGCGAGATCACGTTGGTCTTGAGTATGGTGTAAATTTAATTAACAAAGAAACGTGGGGAAATATCTATAAACCTGCGGAAACAACAATTCCTTTATTAAATATTGATCCGGTGGATTTACGTAACTCTCCAGACTTTACTATGCTTTACGGCGTTAAAGTTAAAGATTGTTTTGTTAGAATACATTATGAAGATAACAGACGTAAAGGTAGATCTTGGGATATACCATTGACTAATAATCAATTTATTATGTTTCCATCTACTAATATGTATTACCTAACCAACAATCAAAAAGATTCATTAAACTTTGTACAAACAATAACTTATGAATTTATCTAATTATTACTGGCATTTTCCTGCAGCACTCACACCTAAATTTTGTGATGATGTAATAGCTTATGCAAATTCACAAAAAGAAGTAATGGCTAGAACAGGTGGCTATGGAAATAAAAAATTAGATAAAGATCAAGTTAAAAATATGCAAAGAAAAAGAAAGTCAGATTTAGTTTGGCTTAATGATACTTGGATCTATAAAGAATTACATCCATATGTACACGAAGCAAATAAATTTGCTGGTTGGAACTTTGATTGGGAAAGATCTGAATCGTGTCAGTTTACAAAATATAAACACAACCAATACTATGATTGGCATTGTGATAGTTGGGACAAACCTTATGAAAAAGAAGGACCTGACTTTGGTAAAATTCGAAAACTATCTATGACTTGTCAGTTAACCGATGGTTCAGAATACACAGGTGGTGAATTAGAATTTGATTTTAGAAACTACGATCCACATATGAGAGATGAAAGTCAACACTTAAGAAGAGCAAAAGAGATATTACCTAAAGGTTCTATTATTGTGTTTCCTTCTTTTGTTTGGCATAGAGTTAAACCCGTAACCGCTGGCACAAGATACAGTCTTGTTGTTTGGCATTTAGGAAAACCATTTAAATAATATGTATATAGATAACTACTTTAACACGACCATTTGGTCAGAACAAAAACCAGAGTTTGTAAAATCATTAACAAAAGCATCTAATAAATATATTAAAGCTGCTAAAAATTTTCCAGAAGCTAAAGCACATATAAAAAAGTTTGGAGACTTTGGAACATCATATCATTCAACACCACTTACAGTTGACAATGATTTTATAGATTTTAGAAATTATATTGGTCAAAAGTCTTGGGAATATTTAGATCATCAGGGTTTTGATATGCAACAATATACAACACTATTTAGTGAGATGTGGGTACAAGAGTTTGCTAAAAAAGGTGGTGGTCATCATTCAGCACACGTACATTGGAATCAACACGTATCAGGATTTTACTTTTTAAAATGTAGTGATAAAACATCTTACCCTGTATTTCACGAACCGAGGACCGGTGCTCGTGCTACAAAATTAAAAATGAAACCAGATCAAAAAGGTGTGTGGGGTGGTAGTGAGCTTATACATTTTAAACCAAAACCTGGAACATTAATTATCTTTCCAGGATTTTTAGAACACGAGTTTAGTGTAGACTTTGGTATAGAGCCTTTTAGATTTATACATTGGAATATACAAGCTGTGCCAAAAGAGATGGCTAAAGATGTTTAAGAAAAAAAAATATACAATTATCCGTCAAGCAATATCAAAAGACCTAGCAACTTTTGTTGCAAATTATTTTGTAATGCAAAAACAAGTTTATGATACTTGTAAACAAGAAAGATACATATCACCTTTTGAAAATATTATAGGTCATTATGAAGGACAAGATGAACAGATACCAGGAACTTATAGTCAGTATTCTAATATAGCTATGGAAACTTTAATGTTAAAATGCCAACCAGAAATGGAAAAGGTAACAGGATTAAAATTATATCCAGCTTATACTTATGCAAGAATTTATAAAAAGGGGGACGAGTTAAAAAGACACAAAGATAGATTTAGTTGTGAGATATCTACCACTATGAATCTTGCTGGTGATGACTGGCCAATATACTTGGAACCTTCTGGAGAAGTAGGTAAAAAAGGAATTAAAGTAGATCTTAAACAAGGAGATATGCTGGTCTATTCTGGCTGTGAGCTAGAGCATTGGCGAAATAAATTTAAAGGTAAAGAATGCGTTCAAGTATTTCTTCATTATAACAACCGTAAAACCTGGGGTGCTAAAGATAATATGTTTGACAAGCGTCCACATTTAGGTCTTCCTTCTTGGTTTAAACGATGATATAATCTTTAGATGGAGGCAGGGCACCACCACATACCCCCTGCT